GACAAAGAACTCAGCCGCCGTCAATGGAGATCACCGAAAATCCAAAAGGCTATCGCTGCAGGTCATTTGATTATCGTTGCCGACAAAACCGATATCGAAAAGTATTCGGAAGCCGACATCGAAAAGATGGACAAGAGATTGACTGCTCAGTTCAAGAAAGGTATGACTTTGGAAAAAATTGCCAAGGCTTACTCACTTGAGGAACTGAAGTTGGTTGCAAAACTCCACGAAATCGAAGCAGAACCGAACGATACAGTAGAGACTCTGTTGCAGGCTTTGCTGGAAGATTTTGAATCCTCTTCTAAAGGGTAGTCTATGAAAATTACATAAGACAGACTAATATGAAAGACAATCTAGACTTTTTGTACGTTACGTCAGGTCTGGAAGTTTCATTCAGAGTCATATCCAAAGTCCCGGCCAAATCTATTTTTGACTGGGACTTTGGCGATGATAAGGGAGAGGTTTTCAATGGTGGAAGACATGTTTCCTATTCTTATGAAACTCCCGGTTTTTATACAGTTACCCTACACGTAACTAACTCTGCCGGTTTAGACCTTACCGTAGATAAGACTCTGGTAGTTTGTGATTATGGGCATACGGCATTAGCCGATACAATATATAACTTAATCGATTACTACATACCTTCAGAAATATCCGATGGTATGACCAGGGAAGAGAAATCTATATACATCACTAAATGGCAATATTATATTGGACCGCTAGTAAACCATGCAATAGCACCAGATAAATATACTGATGAATTATGGTATGAAGCACTAGAAAACCAATTAATAATGGAATTGGCAGCATGGGATTTTCTCAATGTGAAGATACTTAATCTATTAACGAGTACTTCCGAATACTTAAGTCAATTAACCTCTACCAAAGAACAAACTGGTGATGGTACTTCTAAACCTGAACTTGCTCGTGGTGATAGGATAAAACAAATCACTACTGGGCCCACTGAAGTGCAATATTATGATACCTTGGCAGATGCTACAAGTTCCCTATGGAAAACACTTTCTCAAGCAATGCAACCGGGTGGATTAATAGATGAATTAAGAAAGAACCTTTGTATGTTAGCTTCACGATTGGAAATCTACTTACCGTTCTGTGATGAAGTATTCAGAACCGTAGTTCCCAAAGTAGTTAACAGAAGGCAACCTGGAGTATTAGATGGACCCAACCCAAGTGCTCCAGTAAAAGGTGGTAAGAAATCAATCTTAACTAAGTTATGACAAAAGAACCCTGGAGAATGGTAAAGAACCGCTCTTGGGATAGATACAAGAAAATTATCACTGACTTCTTAGATTGGGATGCTGGTAGACAAACCATAACTTGGGCCAAACATGTTAATCAGCTTCTCAGTCATGCCGAAGACAGTATACCTAAATATTATAACATCCAAATCGAAGCATTGTGTTACTACAATGCTTTCAGAAACTGGCCTATCAACAAGGCAACCGTCTCAGGAGAATTGGATGACGAAAACTTATCAATACTAATTTCTAAATCTTATATAGAACAAATCGGTTATCTTACACCGGAAGGTTATTGGGATTTTAATTGGGAACAAGATAGGTTTGTAATTAATGGTATAACGTATAAGCCTTCTGGAGATACTCAGACTGCTCAGGCAAAGGATGAGGCTTTAGTTTTCATGATTATCCTAAAGAGAGACCGAGATACCAAAGTTGAATTTGTAGAATAAAAATAAAGTATATGGCAAAGATGTTAGTACTGAGGTGGACACCAATTACTACAAACAGTGGAATTTGGTTTGATAGTAATCGGGTTATCCTCAATGGTACCTCTGGAGTTCATATTGAAATGAAAGGTAATGGCAATGATGTAACGGCATTTCAATCGATGACCGGAAACAAATTTGTCACCTGCTTTCAAGATTACTTCGGGGATATCTGGGATAAAATAATACCTCATCCTGGTATAGGCCAGGTAATAAAGTTCCGTGTAAATAGGCTTCCCGATTATGCTTGTATTCGGGGAGATATAGAAGACGGTGGAGATGTAGACCCCGAAAATCCAGATATACCAATGAATGCCTTCTGTGGTTCAGAGGGAGAACCATTCAGAGATATCGATTCGGAATTCTTACTGGGTCGTCAACGTGCAGTAATTAATCCTTAAATTTTATAAAATTTATGTATGTAAGTAAGTATTATACCTGCGAAGAAATTGACCAGCGGTTGTTACAAGGTTACTATGATGACTTTGTTCGTGCTGGCTTTGCCGGAACTATTAATGAGTTCTGGGCCTTCGTACTTTCTATCAAGGATAAGGTAGATAAGAAAGAAGGTTATGGCTTATCTAAAAACGATTTTACCGACGAGCTTAAGGCTAAGTTGGATGGAATCGAGGAGAAAGCAAACTACATCACTAAAGTTTCAGAGCTTGAAAATGATCTCAAGTTCCAAACTGAAGAGGATGTTAAGAAGGCAATCAGTGACCTGGTTGATGGTGCTGATGATGCTCTTGATACTCTTAAGGAATTGGCAGAAGCCTTGGGCAATGACCCCAACTTTGCAACAACTATCACAAATAAACTTACCGAGCTTCGTACTTCTCTTAGCGAGGAAGTAAGTCGTGCTAAGGAAGCAGAAGCTGCATTGGGTGCTGCTATTGCTGCGGTAGATGATAACTTGAAATATGCTGCTGAACAGTTAATCAACAAAATTGATACTGTTAAGGCAGACTTGAAAGCTGATATTGCTCGGGTAGAAGCTAAGGCAGATAAAAATGCCGAAGACATTAAGGACCTCAATGATAAGGTAAACGATAAGAGCGATGAGATTAAGGATGAACTTAAGAGCCTCATCCAACAAGAAAAGGACGAACGTATCGCTGCCGATAACGAAATCAAGGAAAGTGTAAATGAACTCAAAACTCTTCACATCAATGACAAGGCTGCTCTTGAAGCCAAGATTGCTGAAGAGGTATCTAATCGTACGAATGCAGATACTATTCTGGATTCTAAGATTAATGAGGAAATCACTAATCGCCAATCAGATACTCAAGCATTGCAGAGTAAGATTGACCAGGAAGCAGTAGACCGTCATTCTGAGGACCAAGTTCTTCATAATGAAATTTCTAAAGAGGTAGCTGACCGTACTAATGCAGATAATGCTTTGCAAGGTAAAATTGACCAAGAGGCTCAAGCTCGTACCTCTGCAGACCAGGTACTTCAGAATAATATTGATTCCGAAGCTACTGCTCGTGCTGCTCAGGATTTGGTTTTGGACCATAAGATTGAGGATGTAAAACTCCAAGGTCAAGCAGATAAGACTCAACTGTTAGAAGCTATTGCTACTGAAACTCAGGCTCGTAAAGATGCAGATACTGCTCTTGATAATAAGAAGGTAGATAAACGTGAAGGTTATTCATTGACTAAGAATGACTTTACGGATATTCTCAAAGCTAAGCTTGACGGTATTGAAGAGAAAGCCAATTACATTACCAAGCTCTCTGAGTTGGTTAATGATATGGACTTCCAAAATGAAGAGCAAGTTAATGCTGCTATTCAGAAAATTGTAGGTTCTGCTCCCGAGGTACTTGATACCTTGAAGGAAATTGCCGATGCTCTTGGTAATGACCCCAACTTTGCAACAACTATCACCAAGAAGTTAGCTGCCTTAACTGAGGAGATTAACCAAGAGAAGGAAGACCGTATTGCTGGTGATGCTGCAAACAGTGCAGAGGTAGCTACTGAAAAAGCAGACCGCATTGCTGCAGATACTGCTCTTGAAACTAAACTGAAAGAATATATCGACAATAAATCCACTGCTGGTGATACTGCTCTTAATGTAGTTAAGGATAACTTGAACAAGGAAATCCAAGACCGTAAAGATGCAGATGCTGCAATCCAGGCAAGCTTGGATAAGGAAATTGCCGACAGAAAGACTGCTGATGAGGCTTACACTGTAAGTTTGAATAACGTAAACAAACGTGTTTCAGAATTGGCTTTGAGCATTCAGGATTCTATTAACACTCTTCGTAATGAACTTACGGAACAGGTTAATGCGAATACTACTGCTATCGCTACTAATCAGCACGATATCGAAAGAAACTCAGAAGCCATCACTAACTTAACCAAGACAGTAGGTGATAACTACAAGGAGGTTAAGGATATGATTAACGAGGAAATCGTTGACCGTACCAATGCTGACAGTGGTTTGAGTTCTCGTATCGATAATGTAAATATCGACCTTAACACTGAACGTGTTGAGAGAACAGCTGCAGACCAAGTTCTTCAGGTAAATCTTGATAAAGAAGTAGCAGACCGTACTGCTGCTGATAAAGCCTTGTCTACAGAATTCACTGCTAAGTTGGATAATACCAAACAAGCTTTGGAATCAGAGGTAGGTAAATTGAATACCAAGATTGACCAAGAGAAAACGGATAGAGCTGCGGCTGATACTGCATTGGGAGTTCGTATTGATTCTCTAGAGGCAGGCAATACGACTGCTATGAATGACCTTAAAGAACAGGTTAAGAATAATACCACTGCAATTAATACAGAGAAAGACCGAGCAATTGCCAAGGAAACTTCTCTTGAGGCAAAGATTGATACCAATCTTCAGAATCACAAGGATGACATGGCTGCTATCAACCAGGATATCCTTACTGAGAAGAACGAACGTTTGGCAGGTGATACTCTGTTGCAAACCAATATCGATAAGGAGGCCACAGAACGTGCTAATCAAGATACCCTTATTAATAATGCTATTGCTCAGGAAAAGGCAGACCGTACTGCTGCAGACCAGGCAATGGATAATAAGAAGGTAGACAAAGTAGATGGCAAGGGTCTTTCTGCAAATGATTTTACCGACCTTCTGTATGCTAAACTTGATGGCATCGAAGAACATGCTAACTACATTACGAAGGTATCAGAATTACTCAATGATTCTGATTTCCAGAATGCAGAACAAGTAGAGGCAGCTATCCAAAAGATTATTGGTTCTGCACCTGAAGTACTTGATACTCTAGCAGAGATTGCTAAGGCATTAGGGGATGACCCAAATTTCGCTGCAACTATGACTGCTAAGCTTACTGAATTAGAAAATAAGCTTACTGCTGAAAAGAACTTGCGTGAACAAGGAGACGATAACCTGCAACAATCTTTCACTAACCTGAGTACTACTCTTACCACAACTGTAAATGATTTGAGGACTTTCGTTAGTGAAACTCGTACAGAGTTGTTAACTTCTCTGAATGCTACCAATGCTTTGGTAAATCAGAACTCGGCAAATATCCAACGTAACTTGGAACTAATCCAGGGTATTCAAGATAACGTTAATGGTAATTACACTGCCATCAAGGATTTGTTGGAAAGTGAAATTGCTGCTCGTAAATCCGAAGATATCCGATTGGAGGCAAAAATCGACCAGAATACTTCTGACCTCAATACAGAAAGGGAAGAAAGAATTGCTGCTGATAAAGTTCTCCAGGATAATATCGATGCAGAGGAAGCTGCTCGTATTGCAGAAGATAAGAAAATCAATGCTCGTATCGATAAAGAAATCCAAGACAGAACCGATGCCGATACTGCATTGGATAATAAATTCACTGCAATTACCAATGACCATGAGGAAAGATTGGTAGCTGAGGAAGGTACTTCTGATGCTTTGCCTGGTACCATGGTTACAGATGTAAGTGCTGTAACTCGTAACGCTACTCAACTTACATTCAAGGTAAAAACTTCTACTAAAGACCAAGAGAATAATCAGTATGGTGATGAGGTAGAGGCAACTAAGAACCTTTTGCCAGTTACTCAAACTCTTGCCGGAGTTATGTCTGCTGCAGACAAGGTTAAACTTGATGGCTTAGACCCCAATGCTATTACCGAAATCTCAGCAGCTTCTGATGCTGATAAGGTTACAGTTACAGTAACTAAGGATAATGGCTTGAATGATGACACTACAGATACTTTCGATTTACCGGTAGTATCGGCAGATAAGGCTGGTACTATGACTGCGAAAGATAAAGTAGAATTGGACAGAATCAATACCGCTAACTTTGCTTTGGGTGCAGTTACTCCTAATGAAACTACTGTAGGGATTGCTGCTACTAAGACTAATGTTGAAGACGGTACTACGGTTCAGAACCCAATCACTTTGCCTTCATCAACTTCTGAAAAGGCTGGTGTACAATCAGCAGCTGATAAGAAGTTGTTCGATTCTATACCAGATAATGTTATAGTTGGGTTTGATGGAAGGACTCAACAGTCTAATATGGTAGATCTCTACTTAGATTTATATACTGTAGATGAAGAGAGTGGGATATATAAAAGTAACCCAGAAGAATTGAATAGAAGACATATAAACATCCCTTCAGCAACTAATAAGCTTGCGGGTGTAATGACTGCAGCAGATAAGGTAAATCTTGATGAGACATTACCAGATGCTATTGCTCAAGAGGTTCAAGACCGTAAAGATGCAATCGAGGCTTTGACTAATTCCTCTACAGCTGCTCTAAACAAGGAAATCCAAGACCGTAAAGATGCCGATACAGCCCTTGATACTAAGTTCACTAAAGCAGTAGCCGATGAAGCAAAAGCCCGTACGGATGCTGATACTGCATTGGGTGCAAGAATCGACAAAGAGATATCCGATAGAACCGCAGCAGATACCGCACTTGATAATAAATTGCAGGCAAATATTGATGCTCTAGAAGCTAAGCATGATGCCTTTGTTGCTACGAAAGGTAAAGCTAATGGCTTTGCTTCTCTTGATGCTAATGGTACGGTACCGGCTAACCAATTGCCATCATACGTAGATGACATCATTGATGTATATGCTACTTATGATAAATCTGCTACGGGAGAACTTACGAATATCAAATTGTATTCGGATGCTGCTCATCAGAATGCTATCACTGGAGAGGCAGGTAAGATTTATATCAATATTACCAATGGTGAACCTCCTTACCAATTCCGTTGGACAGGTACTATCTTTGCAAGGGCAGATGCTCAGGTACTTATCCTTGGACAAATTACAGGTACTGCTTTCGATGGTGGTAGAGGTAAAGAATTGGAAGACCAGGTAGCTTCTCTGAAAGCTAATGGTGCATCTCATTTTGATAATAACACTTACCAAGCAAGTACAGTACGACTGAATTTCAAATGTTGGTCTGGTAATGGTAATATTAAAGATCATTATTCTCAGATTACTGCTGCTACAGCTTCTCAGGCTGGTGTAATGACTGCTGCTGATAAGGTTAAGCTTGACACTACCCTACCTAATCAGATAGCTACCGAAACTACCAATCGTACTAATGCCGATAATGCAATTACGGCTAAGATTAACAGTTTCCCTGACCATATCCTTGGTAGAGATTTGGAGAACTCAGGTAATTTAATTAATCTGATTACTTCTGCTACTAAATTAACCATAGGTTATTGGTGGACAGAAAGGAAAGAGGATGGTAGTTTCCAGGTAAACGAAACTCAACATACTTTCAATATTCCTGCAGCTACACAAACCGTAGCCGGTGTAATGACTGCAGCCGACAAGAAGAACCTGGATAACACAGTTACTGGGTTGGCAAATGAAATTACTAACAGAACCAATGCTATCAATTCTCTTAGAACAGAATTGAAAACTTACATCGATGAAGCAGTAGGTAATACTGATACCAATTTAACGGCATTGGAAACCAAGGTAAATCAGCATATTGCCAATAAGAGCAATCCTCATGGAGTAACCAAGGCTCAGGTAGGTTTAGGTAATGCCGATAATACCTCGGATGCTAACAAACCAGTATCTACCGCTCAAGCTTCTGCCATTGCCGATGCTAAGGCTGCTGGTACTGCTGCTCAGACTTCTATCAGTAACCATGCAGGTAGAAAGGATAATCCTCATTCAGTAACTAGAACCCAGTTGGGATTGGCAACTACCGACCAGGTAGTATTTGCTAAGACTACTGCTCCTTCTGGTTTCTGGAAAGAGTCTTCCGATGAAAGATTGAAATCTAACATCAAACCGTTAACCCATACTCTGGAACAAATTTGCAGTATACCTACAGAATCCTTTATCATGGATGGTAAGGAAGATGAAGGTACCATTGCACAAGGTTTGGAAGCAGCTGGGTTTAATAACTACGTAGAAGAAGACCCAAGAACTAAGGATTCAGTTCCTAATCCTGAGGAATTCGAAACGGTTGTTATCGACGGTGAAGAATACGTATTGGTAAAACAAGTTAAGTACCATAAGATGTCTACTCTGGCAATCGAAGGTATCAAACTTCTTTACGATGAGATTAAGGCTTTGAAGGCTGAAACCTCAGAACTCAGAAATCTTAAAGATGTAGATTAATATGGGAGAGATAGCAACATGGAGTGCTGTCAAAACTAAAGTAGGCCTTGGTAAGACAGGTAATGACTGCCCTACCAAGGCTGAATTGTTAGCACTCACCCCTACAGGAACGGGGGAAAGTTACGTTGGCTTGGAAATCTCCAATGCTAGTTCCTATGGAAATAACGAGGGTGTTAAACTCGAAGATATTCATAAGGTAACCTATAAGTATACTTTTACCCTTGCTAATACTACTCTAAATTTTACTGCTTTAGGTGGGTCTCCTACCAATGCAGATAAAGGCTTTGGAGGAACCTCTAATCGGGAAAAGTACTTAGATGGTGTAGCTACTGGTATTAAAGAGAATGTAAATTACTCTACTTCTGGATTACCTTCTTGGATATCTTGGTCCGATGCCGGAGGTTGGGTTGCTCAAGAGAACTTAGATTTAACTGCAAGGTCCAAGACTGATGGAGTAATACTCCAACAGGGCTCTGGTAAAACTTTTGCTATCGGTTGGTCTCAGGCAGCAGCATCTCAAAGTTGGACTCAGACTTTCTCAGTGAATCCAACATCAATGTCATTTGGGGCAACTGGAGGAACGAAAACATTTACTGTAACTTCTTACAAACAAGAGTACAGAAATGGGCATACTTATGGTAGTCAGGTTTCTTTAAGTTATACCCGGGCTAATACAGGAGTTACTGGTACTGGTACTTCGGTAACTATGGCCAATAATACTTCTACTTCGGCAAAGTCTGGTAGTGTAGTATTAACTCAAGCAGAAACCAATAAGAAGTTAACCATTAGTTGTTCTCAATCTGCAGGTTATAGAACCTATAGTGAAATCACAGTAAGTGGTGGAGCAGTATCAGATATCCCAGCATCAGGAGGAACAAGGAGTTCATTTACAACAGCTCCAAGTTATTCACAGACTTGGGGATGGAATGGTTCTACTACGGGAGGAGGTACGATTACATCTGGTGCTAGTATTTCTTATGGTACTGCCGTTAGTGCAAGTTCTTTGGGAACTACATCTAAGGCTAGAACAAGAGTAGGCTCCCTTACTTGTACAGTATCTCTGAATGGTAAATCGAAATCTATAACCCTTGATGTATATCAGGCAGCGAATTCAATTACCAGTACTACCGATGGTACACCAGTAATAAGTTTATCGGCAAATTCATACTCTATCTCTAATTCAGGAGGTAGTGTTAATATTTATGCCAGTGTAAGTATACCTACTACCAACCATTGGAGTTCAGGGTCAACAAGTGCAGGTTCTTCGAAGAGTGCTACACCTACGGTTAGTGCAAGTGGTACTGGATTTAGTTTGAATTCAGCTAAGACGGTACTTACTGCTACAGAGAACACGGGTACTTCAAGTAGAAGTTGTACAGTAACTGCATCCTATAGTGGGGCAACTACTAAAACCATCACAGTTACTCAGAGTGCTGCTTCAGTATCTTATAAGTATTACTTGGCATTTACTTCCCCTACTGGTTCTAGAACTATTTCCAGAACCGGATTATCAGCTTTGGGAGGTAATAATTTTACAGTTGATGTAGCTTATTCTTTTAAGACTAAGGTAATAAACGGTTCTGAAATAAGTACAAGATACCCATTAGCTTTAACTGTAACCTCAAAACCAAGTTGGGTTACAAATGTAGCAATTACAACGTTATCAAGTGATAATGGAAACTATGGGTTAATCTTAACCTTAACAGAGAATACCGTAGAATCAACAAGGTCAGGTACCATTAAATTAAGGCAAGCAGAAAACGATGATGACGGTTGGGAGCTTACAGTCAACATAACTCAGAATGCTGCAGTGATTACCTATGAATATTACTTTAGTGTTTAAAATACAACACCATAGTATTTTATAATGTATTAGAGAAATCAAAAACTTATTTATTAACTTTCTAAAACTAAACCGTTATGGGAGTCGAAGTTAAAGGTGGTGGCTTTGGTGCTGCTGCAGTTTCCGTATGGGACAAAATCAATGACACCAAGGCTGACATCCAGAAAGTAGAATCTACTGTTCAGGAAGCAAAGGCAGGTATCTACA